TTCATAAACCTTTCCCTACCACAGCTGAAGTTAGCAAGAAAGCCGACGAGCTTATGAAATTCATTGATGACATTCGCGATCCTACTGTTAAGAACGTAACTCAACTTCTCACCGAACACGCAGGTAAGTAATCATTCGGGGTTAGTTCAATTGGTAGAACAGCGGACTTTGAATCCGTAGGTTGGTGGTTCGATCCCATCATCCCGAACCATATCATGGAGATTGTTATGAAAGTTTACATTGGTCCCTATACCGACTACATTGGTCCTTATCAGCTCGCAGAAAAGATTTTCTTTTGGATCGATCACAGAGCTGTTCTTTTGGATACGGATGGAGTCCTAGAAAATCGCTGGGATGTCAAAGCATGTGAAAAGTTTGGCGACTGGCTTGATGGCAATTGGGTAGGCAAGTTTTGTCGATGGCTTGATTCCAAGAAGGAACGTAAAATCAACATTCGTATTGATTCTTATGACACTTGGTCGATGGATCACACGCTCGCGCTTATCGTGCATCCTATGCTTGTTCAACTCAAAGAATGTAATCACGGCTACTTCAGCTCTGACCCAGAAGACGCTCCTTCTATTGGTCAGGGAGATGTGACAGATTATGGCTGTAACGATACTCTCGCTCTTGATCGTTACAATTGGATCATGGATGAACTCATCTGGACGTTCGAAACTTTAAAGAGTGACCATGACTATAAGCTGTTCTATAACGAAGAGACTGACACATATAACATCGAAGGTCAAAAAGCACACGACGAACGTATTCGGAATGGGCTTCGTTTGTTTGGTAAGTATTATCGCGCTTTGTGGGATTGAACATGAGCTTCTATGACAACTGTGGAAATGATAAACCCCTAAGCATTATCGCTGGTCCTTGTGCGTTCGAAACTACAGATCACGCAGTAATGATGTCTACTGCATTGCGTGATATCTGTTTTAGCGTTGCTAATAGGTTCGATACAGAAATCAATTTCATTTATAAGACCTCTTTCGATAAGGCAAATCGAAGTTCCGCAGATAGTAAAAGAGGTAGCGGCTTCGACGAGGCGTTTTACGGAATGGAGGCCGTCCGTGCTCGAGGAATCGAGGTACTCACGGACGTTCACGAACCTTGGCACTGTGAAGCGGTGAATGCTGATATCATTCAGATTCCTGCGTTCCTTTGCCGACAGACTGACCTCATTCAAGCTGCTGCACAAAGTGGTAAGCCAGTCAACGTGAAGAAGGGTCAGTTCCTATCACCGTGGGAAATGAAGAACGTAGCAGAGAAGCTGCGTAAGTTTGGCTGCGATAAGTATATGTTCACTGAGCGTGGTACGACATTTGGCTACAATAATCTTGTTGTCGATATGCGTTCACTCGAAGTAATGAAGCATTATACTGATCGCGTCGTTATGGACTGCACTCACGCAGTTCAGCTTCCTGGCGGTAACGGCACAAGCTCTGGCGGTCAACGTGAGTATGTTCCGACTATGGCTCGTGCTGCTGTTGCTGTTGGCGTAGCTGCTCTGTTCATGGAAGTTCATCAGGATCCAGATAGTGCGCCAAGTGATGGACCGAATATGATTTATCTTGACAACTTCGAGAAAGTATTATATGATTTAATGGAATTGGATTATGTCTCGAAAAGGAGCTTGAGGCGTGGGTAATATCACTGGCAAGGTTTGGGGTGACACAAGCGTCCTCATTCAGAATTCTAATGTCGAACTTCACAAGATCAACGTAAAGGCGGGATTCCGCTGTTCGGAGCATAAGCATGAACACAAATGGAACGGATTCTATGTCATCTCAGGAGTGTTGGAAATCCATGTCGCAAAAAATAACTATGATCTCACCGATGTCACCACTCTTCGAGCAGGTGATTTTACTACTGTCCGTCCTGGCGAGTTCCATTGGTTCAACTGCGTTGAAGACTGTATTGCACTAGAAGTTTATTATCCAGAAGCACTCAGCGAAGATATTGTTCGTCGTAGCGTCGGTGGTAAGAACAATCCGTTCGTTGTGCCAGAACCACAGAAGACTCCTTGTGTCAACATCTGCCGACTCGATGAGTCTGGAGAAAAGTGCATCGGTTGTGATCGCACTCTTGCTGAGATTGCAGATGCTGGTCGTCGTGATGTTCCCTATGAAGGATATGACAAATGAGTGATGCAGCCGTAGCAAGCATTATGAGTTCCAACACGTTTATCTCGATGGTGGAACTCCGTATCAGCGACAAAGGTATGAGCTATCTTGAAGCGATCACCGATGTCTGCGAAAAGACTGGGCTTGAGTTTGAGAACGTATCCAAGCTCATGACTCCCACTATGCGTAAGTTGCTTCAGTCAGAAGCTGCGTCTCTCAATCTTATCAAGCGCACTGGATCAAGGTTGCCTATCTAATGGAAGGAATGAAAGCGTATCAGCGTTATCAAGCGTTGAAGCTGCACTTCACAAGCGACTACGACTTTGTGAAGTATGGTGGCAAGATTCGCAAGATCAGCGAAGAGTCATTCCTCAAACGTAAAGACCAATTCCTATTCCGTAAACTGGAACGCAAGTATAACGACGACGAGCTAACCAACTTTTTCGTTGCTAACTTCGTATCTCAAGCAGGCGTTCGCTGGGTCGGCGAAATGTCTGGACAAGAATCTGAGAAAGTATATCTGAATTGGTGCAAGCGCATCGAAGCATTTTCATACTATCTCAAACAAGATCTAGAAGTGATTCTAGATAACTGCAACAACAGCGTCAGCCGTATTCTACTGGTTGAGTCTACTCATCCAGTTCTATTGAAGATGTATATGGCTGGAAAGATTGCGGCTGAAACTGTTGTTGCGTTTGACATAGCCTTCAATATCTTTGACAAGTGGAATGAGGAAATCAACGATCCTATCGTATGGCCTGAGTTTCATCGCCAGCTAACGAAGTATCGCCCATTCGTCAGGATTGAAAAGGCTACGATAAAAAAAGTAATGCGTGATGTATTTGCGTCTTGACAACACGCTATATAACTTATATGATGATTAAGTGGATAAGACGTAACACATCGAACATACAACGGAGACATACACATGAACGAATCTTTTTCTGCCCTCAAGCGTCAGCGCACTTCTTCGCTGGAGCGTCTCACCAAAGAAATCAACAAGCTCGCCAATAAGGAAACAGCATCGTCTAACGATGATCGCTATTGGCAGCCGGAAGTTGATAAGGCTGGTAACGGATACGCTATCATTCGCTTCCTCCCCGCACCTGTTAACGAAGAACTTCCGTGGGTCCGTATGTGGAACCATGGTTTCCAAGGTCCAGGCGGTTGGTATATCGAAAACTCTCTGACTACTCTCAATCAGACCGATCCTGTCGCTGAGTATAACTCCAAGCTCTGGAACTCAGGTAACGACAAGGATAAGGAAATTGCTCGTAAGCAGAAGCGTCGCTTGAACTATATCGCCAACATCTATGTTGTCAAGGATCCTGCTCATCCAGAAAACGAAGGAAAGGTTTTCCTTTACAAGTTTGGTAAGAAAATCTTCGACAAGATCAACGAGAAGATGAATCCTGAGTTCGAAGACGAGAAGCCAACGAATCCATTCGATCTGTGGGCTGGCGCTAACTTCAAGCTGAAGATTCGTAAAGTTGAAGGCTATCGTAACTACGATAAGTCTGAGTTCGATGAACCAGCTCCGCTGCTCGACGACGATGATGATATGGAAGCAATTTGGAAGACGCAGTTTTCACTTGCTGAACTCGTTGCTCCAGATAAGTTCAAGAGCTATGACGAACTCAAGAAGCGTTTGGAAAAGGTTCTGTCTGAACCAAACGGCGCTGCTCATAAGAGTGAGGATGACGATATCCCTTTTGAGCGTCCTGCTCCGCGTCCGTCTGCGGCTCCAGCAGTTGGTAAGACGGCTGCTCCTGCAAAGAAACCTACTATTGATGAAGATGACGATTTGGATTTCTTCAACAAGCTGGCTGAGGATGACGAATAATCACAGGGCTTATTCCTTTCACCTGTGATTTAACTTGGGGGAGCTTCGGCTCCCCCTTTTTTAATTATGCTCTGGCAACACTTGACGAGCTAGTGAATCTTTAATGAATGGATTATGTGCGTCCATTTTCATGTTAGGATTAGTGACGTTTTGTCCTTCGCCGCTCGATGAAGAGGATGACATATTGGTTGTCTTATTGACAATCACGTCAGCTCCGCCTGCTCCTTGATTTGGGCGGGGAGCTGGAGGAGGAGCAGATGGAGTCGTAGGAGTTGGACCAGCAGCAGATGGAGCGCCAGTAACATTGGTCTTATCAGGTGTTGCTTCTCCTGTAGGAGCGGATGTAGTACCACGTTCTCCACCTTCCTCACCAGCTTCTGCACCGCCTGGAGGAGATGCTGGAGGGGGAGTGGCGGGAGCAGCTGTTGCTCCTTGTTTTTGATCTGCTGGCGTTTGTCCTAACGAGTCTAAAGTTTTTCTTGTTCTCTGTCTTTGAGAAGGACCAGCTTGTTCTAATCTTCTTTTTTCTTCTTCTTTAGCAGCTAGCTCTTTCTGCTTGAGAAGATCGCCAGCTCTGGTGTTGAAGTTTTCCGTAAAGCTAGTCCCGTTCATTACTGAATCACTGAGAGCTTCTCCAGAAATTTTACCAAGATCTGCACCTAATGCGGATCCAATGATAGCACCACCTAATCCGCCAGCCAACGTACCAAGCGGCCCACCAACTGATGCAGCTACAGCCCCAAGTTTAGCACCACCAAGACCTCCGAAGAATGAACCTAGCTGTTCACCGACGAGCGCAGTCATAGCGGCGTAGAATTGTTTCGTAGCTTCTTCTTTAGAAACTCCAGACGCAATAGCAGCATCATATGCGTCCTCAGCTTCTTTATATCCCTGATAGCTGTCTTTTATTGTGAAGACGGCTGTAATGCCTACTGGAAGAAGTTTACCTATACGAGCAATAGCAGTTTTACGAAGTTCTTTTCCTTCACCAACTCTAGCCGGTTCGCCAGCAGCTGGAGCTTTCGGTGGTGACTCAACAGCAGTAGGAGCTCCTGTTCTTGATCCAGCTTGAGGAACACTCGTAGAAGGTTTAACTTCTGGTGTTCCTGCTGGAGCTTTTGGTGTTGCTGCTTTAGGCGTTTCTGTTGTAGTAGGAGTTTTAGGCGTTTGTGTAGTTGTTGCTCTAGGTGTAGCTCTAGCTCCCGCAGCACCAGCACCTAATCCTGCAGCCGCAGCTGCTGCTTCAAGAATTTTTTCTAGTGGTCCTCCGCCACCGCCACCACCAGGAGGAACTAATCCAGCAGTGTTAGCTAACTTCCCTTGCTGAATAGAGCCTGGAGCAATTTCTGCTAATGGAAGCGGAGGAGCTTTATACAGGAACTTACCAAAGTCTGGACGTGATGCAGTGATATCAGCGTTCAGCTTTTTGAAACGCTGCGACATATCTCTGTCGACCATTTTAATTTTATTAACAGCGTCAATCATCGATTTAACGATAGCCTTAGAGCTTTCCTGCAGTTTAGCTAACTGAGTATTGAGCTGTGTGATTGTATTCGTAGCGGACGCAATGAATGATCCAGAGATAATATCCGACTCTTTCGTGAAGTTATCGTTGGATGCGCGTTGCCCAAACATAG